GGCATCACCCCCAGTGTCGCCCACTGCCCATACTGCAGCAGCACGTCATAGATCGCCGCGGTCGTCCCCTGCGGGCTCACCGCCTGGCCAACACCCGAGTCCACACCCGTGATTGCCGTCCTCTGCTCCGGCGTCAGCTCCAGGCCCGCCGCGCGCCGCGCGCATCCGATCAGCCAGTGCCGCTTCTCCTCGTCCGCGCAGAACCGATGGATCGGGTCTCCAAAGTTCGCCCGCGCCTCCCGCTGCAGCAGCACCTGCACCCGCTTGAGCTGCGCGGCGAAATCCTGCGCGGTCGTCTGCATCTTCCCCAGGTCCGCCAGCGCCTGCTTCGTCACGCCGTCCAGCCGGCTCACGTCCTCCAGCAGCTTGGTCTGATTGTTCTTCACCTCCATCGTCCGCTGATCCAGCGCCTCCAGCGCCTCCGCGGTCTTTTCCATTACGTCTTTCATGCTTCTCCTTTCGTTGCTTGTCATTAACCATCGCCTCACCGCCGCGCCATAATCGCGAGCGCAGTGAGATACAGGGAGTGACTCGACCGCTGGCGGGCCGGGTCGGCGGCAGCGGTGCCCTCTGCCGAACCGGCGTTTTGCTTGTCCTCTCCGTAAAAATTCCTCAGGCCGCTCAAATACGCAAGCTCCTTCTCGCCGATCACCTCCGCCTGATACGCCTTCGCCAACGCATTCGGATTCGCGCCGATGATGCACGCGCTCAGCTCCACCTGCTGCTGCTCCAGATGGATCGTTCGCGGCGCATGCTCCAGGTCCAGCCCCAACTCCTCGAGCTGCCGCGCCCATTCCGCCGCCAGCTCCGGCTTCTGCGCGTCCCATCGGCTGATACTGCGCACCGGCCAGAACCCCACGCTCACCGCCCGCAAATACCCCGCCGCCGTCATCCGATACCCAAGCTGCGCCAGCGTGTTCTCAGGCACGTCAATCGCCCACCGCACCGTCTCGATCAGCCGGTTTTTGTCCACACGAAAATCCACCACTCGCCCCACCAGCCGGTCCACGCTCTCATAATTGTGGCTGTCCACAAACGGCGCGTTCCGCTTAAACAGGTCAAACCGCCAACCGGCCGCGCGGATCACCTCCTGATAGGCGTCCACCGTCTCATCGCTGGCCACATACTCCACCAGCCCCTCTTTCTCGTCCACCACCCGCGTCTCCGGATGGATCGTCCGTCGCAATATCTTCATTCCTCCGTCTCCTTTCCGCGCACCGCAACCTCAACACAGTGACAGTTGATCACATTCCAGGGCGCCCCGTCCGGATCTCCTGGATGCATCACCTCGTCCACCTCGCCGTTCTCATTGATCACCACAAACGGCTCGTCAATCGGCACCGTCGCGCCATTGATCGCCTGGTGCGCATATCTCACATTGTCGTTCCCGCTCGTCAACCAGCGCTTGTGCGTCACCCCCGCGCTCCGCATCGCCTCATGCCGGCCCCAGCCATACGCCGCCGCCGTCTCCGTCTGCGCAATCACCTTCCCCCGCCCGTCGCTGATCGCATTGCACTCCGCCCGCACCGCCCGCGCGATCTCGTCCATCGTCGCGCCCTCATCCAGCCGCGCCTGGATCGCCGCCTTGATCCGCTCATACACCTCCTGCGGCACACCGCTCAGCCGGTTCTCGCGCTTCGCCACAAACGCCTGCACCTCCGCCGGCGGAACCTGCCACGGATCATCCTTCCCCAGCTCGCTCAGCGCCTGGTCCCCCGCATCCTGCACCGCCGTCAACGCCACCGCCCGCATCGCCGCCCGCAGCCGCGCCGAAAATTTCCCGAGGTCAAACATGAAATCCGCCGCCACCCCCGCCCGCTGCGCCGGCGCCGACTTCGCCCCCTCCAGCTTCCGCAACACCTCCGCCCGCGCCTCGAACAACACCCG